ACCACCGTGAAAGGGTGATGTCCTAACCACTAGACGATGAGGGCTTAGAGCGGATAGCGGGAATCGGACCCGCACATTAACCTTGGCAAGGTTACGCACTACCACTATGCAATATCCGCAACACTACTACGGAAGAACTTTAACTACCATATCTGTTAGTTGTCCTTGTGTAATCCATTGAGCAGCAACTGCTGCAGCAGCAGACGATGTTGTTTGTGGAATAGATCCAAAAACAGAAGATCTATAGTTAAATATTTCTGTTGATGCTACATATTTTGTATTCTGATTTAGCGAATGTCCACTAACAACTTGACCAGAACTGTTTCTTTCACCAGTGCTTACTGCAACTGCATCAGGAATACAGGCAGGATAGTTAATTTTTGTTCCAGGTTTATTACCAGTTGAAATAAATACTGGAATATTCTTAGACTTTAATGTTAGAAGTAAGCCACGGATTGTTTGATCTGCCTTTTGAACGCCACCATAACTAGCCGTGTTTGTAGTTGCTGGAGAACATTCTTTGTTTCCATTAAAAAATGCTGAAAACGATACGGCAGAAACTCTGCTAGAGTTTTTATCTACCCAACGTAAGGCTTCAATAAAATTTCCAGCGTTTAGTGTAGAGTTTGGTCCAGCACTATATAATGCAATAATATTAATGTTTGAATTTTGTCTCTTGGCAACCTCTACCATCGCATTTCCATGGTTAACTGGACTTACTAATGAAGTAGGAAGTGGAAGTCTTGCTGTATAAGAACAAGCAGCATCTTGAGGTGTTACACAAGATACATTTCCGCCAACTACCCTTGAATCAAAATATGAATCAATAATTACTAAAGACTTTTGCTCTGAAGCAAATGTTGGCTGAATTAAAACTAAACCAATTATTGCTACAATTCCCACTGCTATTTTTTTCATTTTACCCCTTTTATTTTTTAAGATATCATCAATCTGACGATATGACAACATGGGTCGCCACCTGCTTCCCATTCTTCTTGCTCTTCTTCTCCCATATATTCGTATCCACCATCATGTGTATTGCAATAAGGTGGTGTTACCCAACCCCTATCAATACCGTTTGAAAGCCAAATGCCGAACTCTTTTTGCTCTGGAGATAAATCTTCTTTGTATGAATGATTCATATTACAAGTATACCTTTAAATGCTTACTACGTCAACTGGACCCATACATGAAGGGCTAAACTTAATAGCAGAATTTACTGCACCCATAACACGTTTTCTTGGATCTTTAGAGTTTTCTGTAGCATTTAAATATCCATATGCATATTCTGCACCTGACCCCATTGCTAAATAATCTAAATTATATTTTGATAATGACATATCAACAGAACTATGCTCATATATTTGTCCTTTAATACAAATAATAAGGCCAAGATCACCTTCTTTAGATGTATCTACCCACCATTCATTATAAAAATTTCTGAGTTGTTTAATAAATTTAGTTTGCATAAATTTATCTGTATCTTTAATGTCTGGTACATATGGATTAAAGTTATAACGAATACGTTCACCGTCTAATGCTCCAGCATATCCAATTAAATACGGGCCAAGTTTCCAAACCTTTGGCGCTGTTAAAGAAAGAATTGTATTATCATCAGAGGCACCACGATCTCCAGCCATAAATATTTTTCCTTCATGGCGAACTACGGCCAATACTGTCATACGAAAATCCCCCTAGAATATACTACTTAAGTATACCAAACCCTTTTTGCTTAGTCAAACACCCTTATTTAATATTTTGACCACATGCTGAGCATATTTTAGGCTTACTACCAGGCTTTTTAGCGGTACCCGCAGGGGCAGAGCCAAATTTAGGTCTACCAAATCCTACTATTGAAATCATCACTCCAGCCTTGTTCTTTTTAAATGCACGGAGTTGTTTACAAACTTCTCCGCCATTTCTTTGGCTTCCTTTTTTCTTTGAAGTAGTATTTCCTTCAATACACCAAACTGTTCCGTCTTCATTATCTTTAACAACAATACCTACGTGACTAATACGATCAACGCCATCTGATGGGAAATCAAAATACGCAATATCGCCTGGTTCTGGGTCTGCAATATCTCCATCAATCCAAGCACCAGCCTTCTTAAATGCTGCTGCGCCACCTGGTGTGTAAACAGTATTAGGTACCTTAACACCAGCCTCGTTAGCGCACCAGTTTACGAAAGACCCACACCAAGGCTGAAAGTTAGCCTTTGTGTAAGCGCCATACTTAGTTTCATTATCTTTAGGACCTTCAATGGTTCCTATCTCTGCTGTAGCAACTTCAATTAAACGTGCTGCTGTACCTTGTTCTGCCATTATTGTTTATCCCAATCTGTATCAACTGGTTGTTCTTCTGGCATTGCTCCATCTGGTTTTGCTGCCAAACGTGCTGCTGTAGCATCAATTTCTGCCTCTAATTTTTTATCTGCTTGAATATTTTTAGCATCTGTTTCTTTGTTTGCTATTTGTGCAGCCATAATATCTTTTGATCCATCTCTACCAATTAATATACCAGCAAGTGTGCCCGTAATAAATGTTGCCACAGAAGACAATACGTTAAAAAACATCTTGTCATTTTCTGACTGCTCACCTATTGGTTGTGTTACAAAAACAAGGGCATAAAGAATTCCCATAGTTGTAACCAAAAGAATTGTTCCCAATGTCAAACCAAGGAAAAACTTTAATCTTGCATCTAGTTCATCTGATGTATATCTTTTTTTACTCATTTACGCTACCCTCCGTAGGATCAAAACCAAGTATGTCTTTAGTACATAATCCATCTGCGAAACAAACTGGTGGATTACACTCTTTATTATACCAGTTAGCAGGGTCATGGCACTCATAACGATATCTATTTTCTAACATCCCGCAAGAAGTTAAAGACATAGATAAAACTATGATTGATACCAGTGCTAACATTTTCTTCATAGTCTGTATTATACTACTCTTCTTTATTTCTAGCAGGACTAGTTAATATCCAAAGTGCGGTAGTTGCTATAATTCCATAACCAACTATGGTTTTTGCACTGCCATCTAATACAACCCAGGCGATAAACATTCCAAGAAGAGTCCATGCCTGATCAATTAGATCTTTTATTATATTTTTTAGTATTCTTACCATTTTCTTCCTCCTCTTGAACCTGGTGAATTGGCACCTGAAGCACCACCCCCACCAGAACTTCCTCCACCACCCGTACTTCCCCCAGTTGCTCCACCTGTTGCAACTGCTGCTGCATTAATTGCTGCACCTGCTGCTACAACTGTAGCCACAACCATCTCTGTTGCTTCTTCTCGTTCTTCCTCAGTCATATCTGCACCAATACTTCCAAGGGCTGCTAATGCTGCTCCTGGGTCAGTAAATGCTGCTTCTAATAATGCTCCTGGGTCTTGAACTAATTCTATGTTTGCAGCAACTTCAGCAGTAATAATAAGTGCGTTTCCATTTTCGTCAGTGCGTAGTTCTACTGGTGTTTCTGGTGGAAGATCTGCGTATGAAACTCCAGATGCCTGTACTTCTGCTGCAGATAGTGATTCTCCAGGCTTAAGATCTTCTAGTAATGCTTCAACGACAACTTCTTTTTGTTCTTCTGTTAATTCTTTTCCATCTTTTGCATCTTCAAGTATTTCTTTTAACTCTTCTTCTTTTTCTTGTGCTGCCTCTTCTTCAGCCTTTGCCTCTTCTAATTCTTTTTCTTTGGCTTCTGCTTCTTCTTTGGCTTTTTCTTCTGCTTCTTTAGCAGCCTCTGCTTCCGCTTCTAATCTTTCCGCTTCTGCTTTAGCCTCTTCTTCAGCCTGTCTAGCAGCCTCTGCTTCAGCCTCTAATCTTTCAGCCTCTGCTTTAGCCTCTGCCTCTGCCTTGGCTTCTGCTTCGGCTTGTGCTTGTGCTGCTGCTTCTTCTGCAGCAATTCTATCTGCTTCAGCCTTTTGTGCTTCCGCTTCTGCTTGTGCTGCAGCCTGTTCTGCTGCTATACGATCTGCTTCAGCCTTAGCCGCTGCAGCCTCTGCTGCAATTCTTGCTTGCTCTGCTGCTACCCTTGCTTGTTCTGCTGCATATGCTTGTTCTGCAGCAACTCTGGCTGCTTCTGCAGCCTCTGCTGCCTGTCTAGCAATCTCTGCTAATCTTGCCTCTTCAGCGATTCGTGCTCTCTCTGCTTCTTCTGCAGCAAGAGTTTCTACTACTAAAGTTTGTGCTGCTGTTACATTTGTGTTCATTGAAGATACCGCATTTGTTACTGCAATTATTGCTGAGTTTAATTCATCTTGAGCATCTTCTAAATTTTCTTCTGCTTCAATAAGATCTTCTTCTGCTGTTTCAAGATCTGATTCTAAAATATCAAGTGTTGCCTGTGCAACCTGAAGGTTTGTTTGTGCTGTATTAAGTGCTTGAATTTGTTGTGGAGTTGCAGTAGATGTTGAAAACTCTGATCCAGGTATGACTGCCCATCCCAAGTTATCAGTATATCTAAGTAGACTTACTTCTGCTCCTCCACCATTTTCATAATACCAAAAATCTAAAGTCTTAGAAACTCCAGCAGTAGTCTGAATATCAGCAGTAGATCCTCCTCCACCTTTATCAAACCAGTCATTAATAACTAGTTCTCCATCAAGGTATAGTCTAGTACCATCATCTGCTGATGCTGTTATGTACTGTGTTCCAGTGTATTGTGGTGTCCAAAGTCCTTGCCATCTTACTTGAAAATCTTCTGTAACAGTTGTAGTTGTTTGAGTAGTTGCAGACACATTGTCTACTCCATAATAATCCCAGTTGGCAGGAATATTTATTGTTGCAATAGTTTTTCCTGTTGGTGCAGTAATTGTTTCTTGATGAACATAGTTTGGGTATTCTTGACTAACATTATGCTGAATACTAAAAGTACTTGTAGTTCCGTCAGTATATGTAACTACGGCATTATGATCACCATTTTTAGCAAAAACCTGGAAACTTGCAGAGGTTGTGTTTGCTGGCATAGTTATAAGAGTATCTGCAGTTGAACCTATAAGTGTTAGAGAAGGATCTTGTCCAGGACCAGGGAATCCAATTGATCCTATATATACATTATTATTATTTGCAGTAGAAACAGGGGTTCCGTTTACTGTGATTCCAATATTAGTATTTAAACTATTTCCTGCAAAAGTTTCAGTAATTGTTGTTGTTCCACCATTGACTGTTGGACCACTACTACCCCATTGTTCATTAATACCATTTGTGTCTGTTCCAGTGTAAACCAAGTTACCACCTTGTGCAGGAGATGCATTAGTGCCTGGGTTATGATAGACAGTCATTGTCAATCCAGGGCTAGTGTTTGCATTTACTACTGCAGTAGCAGAGTCTACTAAACTTATATTTGTTCCAACTACTGCTGTTTGTGAGTCCACTGCAATCTGAGCAATTTCAACATTTTCTTCAGCCTCAGCAACTAAAACGGTAGCGGAATCAACTTGAGCCACAGCCACAGTAGCACTATCTACTACTGTCTGAGCCTGTACTATAGAGGTCTGAGCCTGTGTGATAGTGGCTGTAATAGTTTCTGTAGGGCTTGTAATGGCTGTTGCTTGGGTTTCTATGACTGCCGTTGCAGTTTCAGCCTGATTTATAGCAGTCTGGGCTACATCAATAGTGGCTGTTGCACTTTCTATTGTTACTGTAGAGCCAGCACTGATCACTACTGTGGATGTGTCTGAGTTAGATACCTGCACTGTTAACTCATCAGCATGAGCCATTTCTGCAGAACTAAAGATTAGCCAAATACCCACCAAAAAAGCAATTACCCCACTTTTTAGTAGGAGATTTTTAATAGAAGGCCACATCCTTTGCTATGTATAATAGTCTTATTATATCATTTTGTTGCAATAAAAAAGAGGGTTAGCGCTTGGCTAACCCCCTAATTTATAAAGTTTTACTTAGTTAAAAGTTTTACTTTAGCCTTTGGATTTTTCTTGTTCCACTTTGTTGCAAGTGAATTGTATTGCTTTACAAAAGCAGCACGATCAGCAATTGCCTTAGCCTTTTCTGCAGCAAGTTCTGCTCTAAGACTATCAAAAATTCCTTGCAGTGCTGTTACTTGTGCAACTAGTGCTGCAAGAGTAGCATTTGTGCTAGAAGAAGAATTTGATACCTTTGATGTTGCAGATACTGCTACCTGTCCAGCCAAAGGAAGTGAAGTTCCACCAGTTGCTGAAATTGTTACAGTATTTTCTGTCAATGGCATAAATACCTTGTATGACTTAACTGTATCTGTATCAGTTGTAACTGATGTTGCTGTAAGAACATCTGAACCTGCACCAAATGCATAGGTTGAAGTAATTCCACCTGTTGCAAATAGGTTTGCGTGTGTCTTTCCAGATACTGGAAGACCTGCTGCATCAAGAACTTGTACCTTAATTGTTGCTGCTTCGCCTGGAAGATATGCTTCCTTATCAAATGTCAACTTAACTGTTGCTGCTGCTGATTCTACACGAGTAGATACTGGAGCAGACTTAATTGTTCCTGTTGCATTTCTAATTGTAACTGCAGCACTGCCAGCCTTAACGCCAGTGATTGTAAATAGTGCTTCACCATTTACGATTGTTGCTGCTGTACCTGAATCAGATACTGTTAAAACATCGGATGAGTTAGCATAAAGTGTTCCTGCTCCAACTGTTACGCCAGATGCATCCTTAGCAACTGCCTTTACAGTAGTTGCGTTTGCTCCAACTGCAATAACAGACTTAACTGGAGTTGCTGTAATTGTAGCAATGTCTCCATAGAATGTTACCTGCTCTGTTGCAAGAACTGTACCTGTAAGGGTTGTAAGAGTAATTGTTCCTACTCCTGCTGTACCGTCAGCAAATACACCAATGTAGTTGCCTGTAGGAATAACAATTGCACGACCAAGAGCAGACATTGTTGTAGCATTTGTGCCATAACCAATTAAGCCTGTACCTGATACTGTTGCAAGAATTGACTCGGTTGCTGATCCACCTGCTGCATTCTTAGGTGTAACAACGATTACCGCTGCTGCATCTGTTGAAGTAGTCTTTGGTGCATAGACCGAAGCATCTGCTGTTGCAGTTGTAACTTCGCCTGAGTTAAGAATTGAAGTTGTTGTTGAAGCAGAAGGAACAATGTCCGCTGCCTTAACTGTTACTGTCCATGCAACTGATGGACCAGTTGATGGCTTAGTTGTAATAATTCGTGCCTCATATGTACCCGCAACAGAAGGTGCAACCAATGATACTGTAAACTTTGCAGTTACATATCCTGGTGTATTAACTGTTGAGTTAATGTCAGCAGAAAGGTTTCCTGCTGCAACTGCAACTGTAGCAGTTGTTGTCTCAAGTACTGTGAGTGTTGCACTCTTTGATGAGCCTGATGGCTGTGCAAACATAGCAGATAGCACAGTTGCTGTGTCTGCTGATGTTTCTGAAATAAATGACAATGTAACTACTGCTGTAGCAGTCTCACCAGCAATGATTGTATCTGTAGCAGAGTCAATCGTTAGCGTTGGTGCGATTACAGCAGCACTTGTCGGAAGTGCCGATAGTACGCCAAAGGACATTGCTGCAGCGAGTCCTAGAGCGATTTTCTTAAATGAATTCATCTTTCTCCTTGTTTGTTTGTTTATATTAAGTTGAATTTATCTAGGAAATCCTTAACATCGTTAGGCATTTCCCGATTATCCAATTCTACCATACGCTGCTGCTTTTCTGCAAGTCGTGCTGAAGAACTCCACGTATGGATTTCTATCTCTGTATTGTTAGTCTTTTGCGTGTGGGATATTGCTCCAAATACCGCCCCACAAACCGCATCAGCCAAGTCTTTTGATTTTTTACGAGGGTGATCTACCCTATTCCCCTTCATTATTTTTAATTCTGACATCTCTTCTAATAGTAAAGGAATCATTGGAATAGCAACACGCTCTTCATAAATCATCATAGCCAGGTCTTCATAGTGTTTTTTAGCAACTGAGACTGTTTCTGTTTTAATTCCAACAGCCTGCAATTCATTTTGAATATCAAATGATTGCCATCTGTCAAATGAAACCATACCGATATTAAAACCTTCTCTACGCAAATTAATAATCCATTGTTTTACTTCAGATAAATTGACTGGTCCCTCTGCTCTTGGCTCCCACCAAGCAACGGCATCAACAACAACTATGGGGGCCACCTGCTCATAGTCTTTAATAACTTGAATATTAACCCATTTATCAACATGTGCAATAGCAACAGCACACTTGTCATGTTTTTGTGCAAGGTCAGCATGAATATAATAAACTTTGTCTGGATCTGGTTTAAATGTTGCGTCAAACCTTCTAAATTGGTCTAACGGATTTCTAGTATTCATACATTTTTCTAACTTTTCTTTTTGCTTAAAAAAAGCATCTGAAGCATATGTTGGAACACATGCAAAGCGCATCATTGCATCTGCTAAGTCTGTATAAAAGGCTAATTTAAAATCATCTATTTTGCGGGTAGGATTTACTTCCCATGTAGGTCTTTTAAAAGCCAAAACCTTTGGAACTTTGTAAGAAATGATGGAATCTTCTTCCCAGTTAATTTCAAACTGATTGTTTGGGTCATCGTGTGGTAATTCTTCATTCATAATAAAGACATGCTTTTTCTCTATTGTTTCTTTTTCTGCAATTACATCTTCATATCTTTTAGAGATAAAGTCTCCTTGATACCGTGGGAAAGAAAGTAAAACTACTTTTCCAAGATCTGGAAAACGAGAATCCACAGTACCACGAAACGCTTTATAAATATTTTCTGCAGTTTTACCTTGTTCATTGCCAGTTCCAACCTCAGATGCAAAACCAGAAATTTCATCAAGTACGGCAAGCAGCAAGTTCAAACCCTCATGTGATTCACGCTCTGAGTGACCAGAGTAAACGGTGATTGATTTATCAAACTCAACGCTATCAGCCTTTGCATTGTATTTACCTGCAAACCAAGGAGATTTTTCAATCTTTGTTTTAAAACCTTTAAAGAAAACATTCTTAGCCTGTTGTGCGTTAATAGCAACGTTAATTAAATCTATCGCATCCCCGCTTGGTTTTCCGAAGTATCTTGCGGGATCTTTGAGACAAAGTAACTTATAAACAATGTAAGCACAAGCAACAGTGGAAGTAAAATCTTTACCACTACCTTTCCCCAACTGTAAGATGATTTCGTTTTTTGTATATTTTTCATAATATCTAGCCCCCTCTACTGATCCATAAAGTTCCTGTAAGTCTTCTTTTTTGTATATCTGACTCATTGCTTCTACAATGTCATATTGAATAGATGATAGCGGTGGTTGTCCCAAATAATCAGAAGACTCAACAAATGTTTTTGCGTCTACTGGGATTTCTTCAAACTGATTTTCTTTTAATACTTCAAGAAAATCATTGAACATTGTGGACAATTGTAATCACTTCTCCTTCTTTAGCAATTTCAGATAAACGTTTCATTATTAAGTCACGAACTTCTGGATGACTTGAAGCAATGTCTCTTAATATTCCAACCAAAACTTCCTGCCTTCTTTCAATTTGAACCATTTCTTCTGCAAGTTCTTTATTCTCAAGAAGCCCAGCCTTTTGAAGCATTTCAATTCTAGATTTTTCAATGTCCATTACAAGTTTAATAGCCTGAGTTTTTGCACTAAGATTATTCGTCATTGATGCCTCATCAATAACCTCGTAAGATTTTGTAATTAATTTACTATAGTGTGCATCTGCTCCAGCAAGTGCTTCTTTTGCACGAGCACGAATTGCTTCATTAGCAGAAGCCATAACTTTCCACTCATTAATTAATGCAACAACACGAGTTCTTGGCATATCCAAATCTTTAGAAATTTTTGTTGGATCTTGTCCCTTAAGATATTCTGCAACAACTTTATTTACCTCATCAAGGTGATCAATTAGTTCTTTTTCAGTTGACATTTTTTTCCTTTGCTATTTTAAGCAAAACTAAATATCCAATAAGGTCATCTATATCATTGTCTCCAACATAGTCTGTACCCTTCATAAGTCTACTTAATTTATCATCAATCCTTACTCTAAGTTGTTCTACTGGATCCGATTTACTAAAAATTCTAACAGGATCTAAAGCAGAATCTCCATATGCAATGTTTTTATCAATAAGCATTTTTGCAATTCCGTGACAAGTTACCCAAATATCTTTGCCAGAGGGTGCTCCCACAGAATGAAGATATAAATCTTCACAACTAAAATTTCCTACATCTTTAAATACTGGTTGCAAATTCATCGTTTAGATTTCCTTAGTCCAAATTTAGCAAGGTATACATAAATAGTTTCAACACTAGTTCCGCACTCCTTGGCAATATCTTGTGGAGACTTTTTGTCCATAACAAACCTTTTACGGAGCCAAGCCTCGCTTGTATACAGTTTACCAGCCATAAGATTATTTGTCAACTTCTGTTTCAGAAATATCATAGTCATACGCACTTGAGTCTTCTAAAACCCACTTATCGTAACTTTCAACATCCCACTTATTGGTATTTATAAGTCTTTGTATTACTAGATCTTTTTTGGTTACAAATGATGGCTCTTTTAGTCTAATGCGGTTATTGGGCTGTACCGCAAAATTTCCATCATCTCTTTGAATAACATGACCACATTTATGCTGCCCTGGATTTTCTGAATATCCATCATCTAGAATATTGCTTTCTGGATTATGCCAATCTAAAGTGAATAAATATTTTCCGTTAATGTTATTTTTATTTCTATCTATATATGACATTCTCATATTGCTTAAGTTTTCAAATTTTGTAACTGCTATATGTGGACTAAAAGAATTCCAAAGCACAAGGTTGTAGATTGGTTCTTCGGGAACTCCTGGTTTTGTACAGAACGCATTGATTGGCATTCTCCACCAAATTCCTCCGTCTTCCATTAAAAAATGAAATAAAGGACTTCTACTTTTAATGCTAGACACACCAAAAATTACACATGGAAAATATTGATCATGACTATCTTCTTGATCTCTTAAAAAATTACCACGAACATAGCACTCAATTGGTGGTATGTTAGCATTTAACTCTGGCATTATTCCTCAACTTTCATTGCTTTATTCCAGTTATTAATAGCCCAGTGACCGATACCACAGGCATCAGCAACGTCATTATCGTTAATAATTTTATCATAGTTGATTTCAATTAATTTGATAGTTCTTTCTTTTCTAATTTGTCTTTCATGTGTTTTGTACCAAGATTCTGATTTTCCAGGAGTCTTTAATCTAATTGCAACCTGCTCCTCTTTTGTTAATTTTTTGTTTCCTAAATAGTTTTGCCAAGTTATAGGTGACACAGTACCAATAAACTTTGTTCCAGTTAACCCTGCTGCTCCTAATAAAGCCCCTTGAACCAATGCTAGATCTGCAGCAGTCTTAGGACTGTTCATAAATACTGTATGTTCAATTATAACTGCTTCAAATCCGCCACAATATTCAAAAAATGCTTTTGTTTTAGCACAAGCATCCATAACCTTTTCATAGTTTGTCTTTCCTTCAAATTTAATTTTGCCAAAATTGTCTAAAAGATTATTATTAAAAATAGCAAAAGCAAGGCTATTAGTACTTGCGTCAATAGCACAAATTGTTTTTGGATTACCATTGTTGTTCATAATCAATGAACCCCTTTATTTGTTTTAACATTTTGTCTACCTGTTTTTTATTAACATTACAGTTAGAGCAAAATCCAGAATCATTGTATATAGATAGTTGCTCTCCACAACCACCAAGACAAAGTCTTTTCTTTCCTTTTCTTTTTTGTCTACGAGTTATTTGATACCTTTCGGCTATCTTTGCTTTTGTTGCTTCTTCTCTGCAAGAGTTTCCACAATAAATTTGATAACTTACTTTAGGTTTAAACGGGGTCTCGCATCTTTCACACAACTTCACATTAATTAAACCTCTTCATCCTTCAACAATACTAAAGGTTTAATCTTTATTGTTCCTGGCCCCGCTTCAGCACATGCCTTTTGAATTGGGCATACCTTACAAATTTTTGAATTTGAACGATATGGAATTTCTGGCAAATTTTGATCTTGCCAATTCTTATAAACTAACCTCATCCACTCAAAAGCCTGCTCTACCCAATTGCGATAATGTTCATTAACTACTACAGGCAATGTGAGTAACTCATGATTATTTTTATTTTCATAAATCATAACGCCTTTACGAATCTTTAAAACTTTCATATACATTAACAATTGCATCAAATGACCCATCTTAGGTCGTCTACTTATTTTTTTATACTGAAAGCCATCATTTGGCATTGTTTTTATTTCACCAATAAGTTTTTCATTTTTATAATTAAGCATTACATCGCCATATCCATCAAATGGTGGGTCATCAGTTTTAACTCTAAACTCCATTGCTGGATGAGTTTGTTTGTTATATTTTCTTGGAAGTGGATCAAACTCCATATCTTCTGCAAGTAATCCAGATGATGCTATTGCCTCTTGAATTCTTTCATGCCCAAGACTTCCTTGTGTTCTATTTGCTACACCAAAAGCATCTGCATTATCATAAAATATTTGACCCTCAAATGCTAAATGCCAATATCTTGGACACTCTCCAGAGCCATAGGTTAGATTAGAAGCAGAAAAATTACTCTTTTTAGTAAACTTTGGTTTTGTTTTGGCAAGATACCCAGAATTAATTGCATCTACTAAGCCTTCAACAAAACTTTCATCTTCTTTGGTATTTGAAATCTTGCTTTTGGTATCTTTAACCATAATCTGTTTTAATAAATTTTTAGCCATTTTTTTATCCCTTGTTTACATTAAGTATAGCAGGTTAGCGCATTATGTATTTAAGCGCTGATACCAAGTCGTTAATTGCTTGTGCTGCCGTAAAGTATATATTTTTTTTTGCTCTATCTGATTTATCAACATTAGCCATCCACGTTGCCTTAAATGACATTTTTGCAGCAATAGCCTGAAGTCTAACAATTTCCATGCTGGCCACCTGAAGAGGAATGTCAGGCTTAATGATAATCTTTGCAATCATGGTTAGTGCTGTAGTAAGTTCTTCATCTTGCATATAGTCTGCAATCTCTGTCAAACCATTTACCATATCAAGCGTTGTTTTTTGTGATCCTGCTTCACTCATCTATTTTTCTCCTCTGTTAATTGCTCTAACATATCCATTTCAATTATAGCAAGCCTTACCTTTGTATTTCCTTCTCCAAGTATTACAATGATTGCTGGAGACTTGTCCCTACCTGCCTGAATAGAATCAGTAACGGCTTTAGCCCAAACATCTTTATTTAATGTAAAAGACTTGCTTACTTCTTTAAAATCAACAACAAATTCTCTCCAAGTAGCATCACCTTTTTGAGTATTCCGACCAGAATTTTTATGTTGTTTTGCATTTATTCTTTTTGATTCATTTTTTTCACTCATTAATAAAATCCTTTTTTGTTTTTTTATTAGGAATTAAGTTAACTTTTGAAATATGTTTTTGTGAACACATCCAAGTAGCATCCCCAGTCTCTGTATAAAGTCTTAATATTTTTACAATTTCTTGACAAGTTTTGCAAAACCACTTACCCTCATATGTAGAAAAATTTTTTTCAACCATCAATTATTTTTTTCTTAATTTGCTCTTGTAAGTCTAGATCTTCTTTAACACGATTAATAAATC